GCGATCATCGGCGGGCAGATGGTTCTTGCCCCGACCCCGACTGGGACCTCGACGCTGACCATTGTCTTCTCGCGCAAGCTGACCGGGCTCGATTCCGGCAACGCGACCAACTGGCTGCTCGACAGCCACCCGGACGCTTACCTGTTCGGCTCCCTGTGCATGGCCGAAGCCTTTCTGCGGGACGATGAGCGCCTGAACGTGTGGAAAGCCGCATGGGATGAGGCGCTGGCGGAGATCGTCGCCGATGGGAACAAGCGCCGCCTTCCCGGCGGGCCAATGGCCACGCGGCCGGCGGTCATTGAATGAAGCTCGGCCCCTGGACGCCAGATCTGCCCGAGCATGGCCACGCAGGCCTCGTAAAGGCGCGCAACGCTTACTCGGGGGTGCTGGGTTACGAGCCGATCAGGTCGCTGTCCCAGGTTACTGCCGCGCTCCCGGTGACATGGCGCGGCGGCGGGGCGTTCCAGGGCGCGGACGGGACGACCGCTCTTTTGGCGGGAAGCAATAGCGGACTTTACAGGCTGACCTCTTCGGCGGCGACGAGCGTTGTCGCTGGCACCTATTCGGCCAACTGGTTCTTCGTTCAGTTCGGCGACAAGGTTGTGTGCCTCAACGGCGCAGCGCCCCTTAAATATACGATTTCAGCTGGCGTAGGTGCAGCGTTGGGCGGAAGTCCGCCGACATGCCAATATGGCGCGGTGGTGCGGGACTTCGTGTTCCTCGCCGGGAACAGCTCGAACCAGAACCGCGTCTATTGGTCGGCAATCGATAATGCGGAGGGCTGGACGGCGGGAACCAGCCAGAGCGACATCCAGGACTTACCCGACGGCGGGGTGATCACCGGGCTTGCTGGGGGTGAGTTCGGATTGGCCTTTCAGGATGAGGCAATCCACATTTTCGAATATGTCGGAACGCCAGCGGTGTTTTCCCGGCGCAAGGTTTCCAATTCCATTGGAGCGCTGTGCCACGGCTCGATCGCTCAGCATGGGAGGCAGACGTTCTTCTATTCGCGGCGCGGCTTCTACAAGTTCATTGATGGCGAGGTCGTTCCGATCGGCCGCAACATGGTCGATCGCACGTTTCGCACCACGTATTCGGTTTCCGAAATCGTCAACAATCTCAGGTGCACGATCGATCCCGAACGGTCGCTCGCCATATGGTCGATGCCCGACCGCCTGTGGGTTTACAATTTCGACAACGAGATGTGGAGCGATGTCGCGATCACCGGGATCATCGGGATCACGACGGGACGCACGGCCTCACTGACGCTTGAGGACATCGCGGTCATCTACCCGTCGATTGAAAATGTGACTCCGGCGTTCGATGACCCGTTCTGGTCGGGCGGAAGCCCCATGCTGCTCATCGCGCATACCGACGGCAAGCTCTATTCGTTCGGCGCATCGGGGAATCTTGAGGCGCGGTTCCGATTTCCGCAGCTCGAATTGAATCCGGGGCGCACAAGCCACGTCAGGAACAGCCGGATCATCGGCGACATGGCCTCGGCGCAGGTTTCGATCGATTGCCGGATGCGCATGGGCGATGCGCCGCTAAACGTGGTTTCGAACGACTTCCGCGACAATGGCGAAGTGCCGATCCGCGCCTCTGGGCGATACGTCCAGCCGGAGATCATTCAGGCTGCTGGCGCAGTGTGGACTTCGATCCAGGGACTTGATCTCGAAGCCGCTGCTGGGGGGCGGATGTGACGCATATTCCGCCATACGCGCCATCTGACAAGGAATGGATGCGGCAGGTCGCGGGACAGCTGAACCCGTTTTTCGAGCGCCTCGCCAGCCTACCCAACTATCTGAACGACACCGCTGCGGCGGCGGGTGGGGTCAACATCGGCGAACTCTACCGCAACGGCAGCCAAGTAATGGTGAGGGTTTCCTGATCGTTTCTTTTCTTCCGGAGCCGGAAAAACACCCGCTCTGGAACGAAATACAAAGCCTGCTCGAACCCGCGACCGAAGGCGCTCCATCGCTCGAAAACGAGCTGGTGTGGATCATCTACGAGGGTCCGGTCCTCTACGCGGCGGCGACAACCGGATTGAAGCGCGACGGAACGGCGCAGCTGCGGCTCGCGGGCGGCCACTGCCACACAAGGTGGGCGAGACTGCTGAGCGACACAGTGACGGCGTGGGCGAAGGATTGCGGGGCAACGAAGCTGGTTGGCCGGGGGCGGAAGGGTTGGGCGCGATATGCACGCGCTTTCGGGTGGGCGCCCATCGGTCAGGAAGACGGACGGCTGATTTTCGAAAAGGATTTGAGATGAGCGGTGGCGGCGGTTCGGAATCACATAGCGTCAGTTACTCCGGCTCCGGGCAGCCGTGGGCGCAACGCTATGCGCGTGCCGGGGTTGGCGCGGTCCAGGATGTATTCAACAAGCAGCAGCCCGGACTTCAGGCTCTGACCGACATTGCACAGAAGCAGGCTGTCCCGGCCCTTCTCGACCAGTTCAAGACGAGCAATCCGGTCGCATCGCAGGCGGCAGGCTATAACTCGGACGTGCTCTCGGGAAAATATCTCAACCAGGGCAATCCCTATATCCAGAACGTCCTCAGACAGTTGAACGAGGGTGTAGCGAACGACGTTAATTCGCAGTTCGAAATGTCGGGACGATACGGTTCCGGGGCGCACGCCGACATTCTCTCGAAGAACCTCGCCAACGCGGATCAGTCGGTCCTCTACAACGATTACATGCAGCAACAGGCGCGCATGGACCAGGCCGCGCAGCAGGCGCAGGCCGGAAACCTCGGCAACGCTGGCCTGCTACAGTCGATGCTCGGGGTTGGCGCGGAGCTGCCCTACACCGGCTCGAACAACCTCGCCAATTCGCTCGGGGCATTGTTCTCGGGCGGTTCGGAAAAGACCGACAGCAAGCAGAGCGGCCCCGGGCTGCTCGGATCGCTTCTTGGGGCCGGTTCGTCGATCGCCTCTGCCGCAATCATGGCTTCCGACATTCGGCTCAAGACCAACGTCCGCAAGGTCGGCGAATATCCGGATGGCCTTGGAAAATACGAATGGAACTGGAAGAACGATCCAGACGGCAAGAAGGTCAGCGGCGTCCTCGCGCATGAGGTCAGGGCGCTTCGTCCCCAGGCCTACGTTCCCAACTATCGGGGTTCCGGCTTCGACGCCGTGAATTACGGTGCGCTGTGACCGCTCCGGACCTTGCCGCGCTTTCCGCGCTGTTTGCCAATCCGCTGAAAGCGCCGGGGCAGATGACCAGCGGGCGGCGGACCTATCTCGGCAACAAGCTGGTTGGCGGGGTTCCCGATAGCCAGCATCTGCTCGGCAACGCGGCCGATTATGTCGGGGCAACGCCCGATCAACTCCGCGCCTATTTCGGTCCACAGGCCCGGATTCTTCCCGAGAACGATCACGTCCATGTGACCCTGCCAGGCTTCGGCCAGATGCCCTATAGGGGCCATCAGGGGGTCGCCGGACTGGTCAACGGAGTGGATACTTCCGCACCTAAAGGAGTCGCGCCAAGGATGCCCGCGCCAGCCCCCCAGAAACCCGCCACTCCCTCGCTCGGAAGCCTTGTCAATCAGCCCATGAACGTGGGGGTCGTGGGCGACCCGGCTCCGCAGCCGCGAACGCTCGCCGATCTCGCCATGCCCGACACGGCCCTGAAGGGTAAGAAGGGGCCACTGGGCCTCTCGAAAGAGCAATGGGCGGCCATGCTCGCCGCCGCCTCGGATGCGTTCTACCGCATGAGCGGATCGCAGTCGAACAACCTCGGCGCGTTCGAGCAAGGGCAGCAGCAGGCGCAGGCGCAGCAGTTTGACCGCGAGAAATGGGCGCAGGAACTCGAAATGCAGCGGCAGAAAGCGATGGAGCCGCCGCAATGGCTTCAGGACGCAATGCTCTACCAACGCTTGCCGGCCCCGCAGCGCAACGCAGTGCTTCAATATGAGGATGCCACGCACCCCATCTTCACCGCAACTCCGCAGGGAACGCAGCTAAACAGGCGTTACAACGGCCCGCCGCCTGAGGCCATCTCCGAACTCCGCAGCGCAGTAGCCAAGGGCGACCAGTCGGCCATCTCTGAGTTCGAACAAGTGTTCGGGCAGGGCAGCTCCAGCGCATATCTCGGGCAGTAAGGATCACAGATGGACAACCGCTTCGCGAAGTATGCCCAGCCCCAGACCGTCAACCCGAACCCGATGTTCCCTGGGCAATTGCAGGGGCAGGCGCTCAACAACCAGGGACAGACGCTCCAGAACCAGCGCTACGGCGCGGAGTTGCCATACGTCGCGCCCAAGGCGGCGGCGGATGCAAGCAATGCGCAGATCCAAGCCGGCGTCAATGCCGCGACCGCGCCTGCCGAAATCCGCCAGAAGAACGCGAACGCCAGGCAGACGGAGGCGCAGGCCACCACTGCGGAGCGCAATCTCGAAACGACCGGCGGCGCGAACGAGGGGCAGGCCAAGTCGGCGAGCTTCTACACGCGCGCAACCAAAGCCAACAGTCTCTACGAAGGAACCGGGGTCAACGACGACCCGACTGGACGTGAAATCGCCAAGACGCTTCTTCCTGACGCCCTGGTCAACAAGTTCACCAGCCCGCAGCGTCAGCAGGCGGAGGCTGCGCAGAGGGACTTCATTGCATCAACCCTGCGCTATGAGTCGGGCGCGAACATCCCGCAGAACGAGTTTGAGCTTCAGAGGTCGATTTACTTCCCGGCTCCGGGAGATGATCCCTCCACGGTCGCGCTAAAAGCGCAGCTCAGGCAGAACGCGATCAACGGCCTTCGCGTTGCGTCCGGCCCCGCCGCTCCGCTTCTCGATCAGCCCCAGCAGGGGATAGCCGCGACGAATCTCGCGGACATCGGCAAACCGGTATTCCGCAACGAGTTTGATCCTGAAACGTCTGCCGGAGTTGACCGACTGATCCGCATGGGGCGACCGGTTCAGGAGATCGGCGCGTTCGCCCAGTCCAAGGGCTTTCCGGTTACGCCGGACATCCTGTCCAGCATCGCCCAAGCGCAGCTCTATCTGAAGCAACATCCCAACTATAAGGGCGGCTTCACCGAAGCGACCCGGCCTGTTCAGATGACGCTCGGGCAGAAGATTGCGGGATCTCCGCTCGGCGCGTTGGGGGCGGCCGCCGGCAACGCCGCAACCTTCGGCCTTGGCGACGAGGCTGCGGGCGTAATCAATGCGGCACAGGGCGGAGACTATACGCAGGGACGCGATGCATTCAACGCGAAAAAGCAGCTTCTG